CGTAGGTACTCGACATTACCTCTCTAATCTTATCTAGTTCCTTTTCTGCATCGTCATATATTTGTCTACCATTCAGTTCAATACCACCTGGAAGTTTAACTCCCTGGAACTTAATTAGATTCTGTCCCCACTGTCTTTTAATCAGTGCTGTCAGATAACGCTTCAGGAAACCATCATTATAAACTCTTGGAAAATCATTTGGATTGAGTAATCTATAGCAATCAATAACCAAGTAATCATCTACACTAACACTTGCCCAGTCAATGTCCAAGTAAAGTCTGTCTTGCCTTATATTAAATCTAATCTGCTTCTGTGTTGTTAATGCAAAGTCGATATCTTCAAGATATCTTTTTGTCATTGCATAAGTTAAAATTTCTGTTGATCCAAAGTAGTAAATATCATTCAAGAACAACTGATACTTAATACTGAACATGTTATTGGTGGTTGTGTTAGAACCATCAAAGTGATATATCTTTGTTACGCCTAAAACTTCTGGGGGAACTTGTAAATAATTGCTGTTCTCTTCAAATGAAAATGATACAGATTGTCCATCAATATTTGAACTTGCAGTTGTAGTTACAATACCGATTGGATTGCTTCCACCTCTACCTCTTCCTCTATCAATATCTGCCTGAGTAATTTTATACTTCAGGAACGTGTTAGTTGTCCCGTCATAGTCGCGTTCCTGGAACACCTGGAGGGCATCATCAACCAAGTCATCAATCTGCTCATCGGCAACGTTAATCTCCAATACAGGAGCACCTAGCTGCCTCTTACAGTACGCAATTAATTCTGATCTACTTGCTGGTTGAGCCATTTATTCACCAGTTTCCTATGTGTATTTATGGTGCTGATGATACTGCAGGAACTACCATCACATTACCATTTGCAATTGTATAAAATGTTGAACCACTACTCACTATCACATCAAACATATATCTTCCCTGATCAAGACTTCTAGTTGAAGTAGACCCTAAAGAAATTTTTAGTTTACCTTCTACAGCACTAGTAATTCCAACAGTAAATGCAGTTGTAATTCCAAGTGTTGCCCCTACAGCAACACTTTTAGATATTGCTGCAGAACCTGAATAACCACTCAAATTAAATGCTGTATTAGCATTATTAGTCACATTGAATGTGGTTTCAAAATCCGACCCACCATAGATTGTCAGATTAACGCCATAAGGAACTCCAGAATCTGGATCGAAGGTAATATTTTTAGATGGCATCTGATTATCCTATGATTGCGATTGTTTCTTGCTGCTTATAATATAATTTTGCAAAAGACTTTGCAATATTCTTTAGCATTTCGAGATCATTACAACTATCTATCTCAGATGCAATCTTCTGATATGCAAAGGATTTTTCTAAACCTTTTATTTCAATATCATTTGGGTCCATTGATTAACTCCTTTAGTAATGATTTGATTTCATTAAGTTCACTCTTGACATTAGCAAGGTCTTCCTCCATTGTCTGTACTTTTTGATTCTTTTCACTTTTAGCATTTCTACTAGCAATATAATGATCATATGATACATTATTTACATTAACTATGGTATTTGTCTCAGGATCTCTTGCGAGATCCTTATGACCCTTTTGTGTGTAAATATCCATTATGCAAGAGCAATAACTCTAAGATTTTTCACTTGTGGGACCAGTTCTTGACTGGTTGATGTCATTACAATTTTAACTCTATAAGATCTAAAGTTTGGAAGATTATCGATACTAAATGTGCGTTCAATAAAGTCAGTATCATATGCACTATATCCCTTTTTGATGGAATTTGCTATGAAAGTATCAGGTCTTCCGTCATTATTTTCCTGATTAATTATTTCACCATTAATGTCCAGATTCAAATATCCAGGGAAGGGTTCAAAGATTGGTTCAAATCCAGGATCTGAATTAATTGCATAGAATGCTCTGATATCAGCATCGGTCGGAATGTGTGCATCTAAAATAATTTTAATCGACGACGCAGGATTCGCAAGAGTTACTTCCTTAGATACATATTGACATGCGCTAGGATCATTAAAGAGTGTATTTACTCTAGGATCTGTGGCATAATTAGAAACTTCAGAATTAACTCTATTAGATACTGCATAAACACTACATCTTTGAAGTTCAATTTGAGGAGTTAATTTGGTATTAGTTGTTCCAAGGAAAAGTCTCATTTGCATAGACTTATTACCTTCAATAGAATCTAACTTACGATCTTCATTGACTTTAGAGAAGACTGCTCTTGGAGAATCAAGGAAATTATTTGAATTGAGAACAACATCTTCAAATCCTGCATTTACATAAGGAATTTCATTACCACTAATGCTCTGAGTAGTGACTGTCCTTATTTGACCAGATATGGAGGTTCCTTCGACAGCGATATTATGTATGGATGGTTTAATAATTTCAAAGGCAATGTTCTTAGTAGCCTTAACATTATCTCCACCAGTAGATTTTGATCTATTGAGGAACAATTTGGGCAATCCTACTCCAGTAGATCTGTCAAAATTGTCATTAATTCCAATAGTTCCAAACTTTTCGGACATATCAAGTTTGATATGATAAGAATCTAGTGTTATTGGATTTGGAATAGTTACATCACTTAAATCATGAGTTTTGTTAATTCTAGCAAGACTTACTCCTGCAAGTTCATACTTATAGACTGGTGTGTCTATGGGATATGATTTTGGAACTGCTCCTCTAGAAATACTTCCACCAATAGTATTTGATGTATTGGCAGTATATTCAATAATCTCTTCACCGATTAAAAGTAGTCCAGTGTTAGTTGCACTAACAGAAGCACCTTCAAAGGTAGAGAATACATCAGCCGTTCCAGCAGTTACTTGAAGAGGATCTGTAGATGACTTGTCATAAGCTGCTGTCAATTTGGTTGGTTTTACATCTGGAAGAACTTTGAATATTCTTACAAAATTATCATCAAAATTCATTCCATGATTAACATGATTTACCTTAATATGAAGTCCATCAGAGACAGTTTCTATTCCATTTGTAGCAATAGTGACATCTCCTTCATTACCAGCATTTAGTTCTATTTCTGAACCACCATTATCAAAATATCTAATGGTTCCAGCAGCTCCAGTAATAAATTCTCCTTGAACATTACCTAATATCAACTGAGATGTGGGTCCAATACTACTTATGGTCAATCTTGCATTTCTTCCAGCACTTAATCCAGCAGGATTTGATGAAGAAGGAAGTGGAGGATCGGCGCTAATACTAACGACTTCACCAACCTGATATCCATTACCACCATTACTACCAGGAGTGATTGTTGCTGCAGTAACAACTCCATCTACCACTGTGACGTCTGCAGTAGCTCCTGATCCATTACCTGAAACCGAAACAAGATTTACACCACTAAACGATAGAGTTCCATCTGCTGGGGTATATCCAACACCTGGGTTGCTAACTACCAAACTTCCTGTAGCACTAGCACCAACTCCAATCAAATCTGCTTCTGCAATTCTGTTCAGAGCAGTTCCTTGGAAGAAGGTATTACCAAGAGCATATCCATCATCATGAAGTGTTGTTCCTAATCCAACACGAACTTGTTTTGAAGTAATAGTTAATGGATTTTGCATTAAGGTTGGAATCATCTTATTGCCTTCAGTGAGTTCTGGGCTGTAGAGATCTACCGACCCAGACTCAACAAAGTCTGCTCTGTATAGAGTGAACTTAAGATCTTCCCACTGACTTGCTTCCCAAGTAGATGCGTTCTGTGACTTAAACAGTGATCCAAGAGTTGGTTGATTGGAAATATAGGTATCCGTTAGGATATCATTCTCTCCAACTCTAGAAATATAAACACTATACTTAGTTGAGTTTGAAATCAAACAGATTGCATATTCTTTACCACCCTCCAGATAAACTGGAGCAGCAAATTCAAATGTAGTTGCTACAGATCCGTCAGTTGAAGTATTAACGTCATCAGGATAAAGGATTACTTCAGAAAGATCAAAATACTTAGGAGTTGGGAAACCATTCTCCATCGTTCTGATCTGTATTCTAACTGGCGTATCACCGTCATCCTTGGTACGGAAGAAGACATCACACTTCGTTATGAAGATACCTTCGGGATCTTCTTCTTGATTAACTAAGAAAGATTGTGCTAGAGGATCATACCAACCAACAATAGATTCGCTTGTGCTTGCCTGTCCAATATTTCTAGTAGCAGTGATTTCAGTATCAACAGTTCTATTAACAATTTCATCTTCAAAGAGTTTCTTCTGTTCAATTTTTGCATTTCTAATAGAAAGAATTTGTTCTTGAACTGTCTCAAGAATACCAGAAGTTGGATATGCTTCTTCACCGACAGTAGTAGCGGCATCCTGATCATTTTCTGGATCATTTGTTAATGTGAATACATTAGTTCCAGTTTCAAAGTTTGGATTGTCCTTATTGCTAGCATCAGGAATGAAGAAACTTCCCAATAATGCTGAAGATCTGTCCGTGATGAGTCTAACATTTGTTACTTCTGCTTCTGCTCCACTTGTTTGACCAGTCAGTTTCATTCCTGTCTGGATATACCCAAAGAAATCACCTTGTGGTTGATCTGCGAGAGAATAAGTATCTACATTCAATGTTGTTGATGTAGAAGAGTAAACTTCGGGGATAATTCCACCATTAACATAAGGATTATCTGGATAAACCTCTGTTGGAGAATCGTAATCACCTCTTCTATGATTGGACTGAGCGACTCTAAAGTTAATGGAAGGATTTGTATCTTTTCCTTCTTCACCCAAACCTTTATCAATGACTCTTCCTTGAACTGTTTCACCGACCTGGAATGTGCCAGTGCTCATTGAAATTTCAATGAGTTTAGGAACACAGAACTTAGTGACATCTTTACCATCAAAGAAAGCATAGATTCGAGTGCTTGGTTTTAAGTTTGCTGCATAGAATTCTACGTTTCTTGATCTTACTGCAGAAATAATTTCCGTACTAAGAACTTTATCACCAACAGAGAGCTCTTCAAAAGTTTCAGTAACCACATATTGTGTACCAGTTCTTTCTTTGATTCCACTCTCAATGGTGTCAGTTACATCCTGCTCGATTGGTTGACTGGTAGTCTGTCTAACCCATGCAGCAGGTCCTCCAGATCCACCATTAATCCATCCACCTCGTCCAAATGTACGACTGCTAGTGGTCGTAGACTCTCTAGTATCAGTTACAGTGGTTGTAGTACCAGACCAATTTGTTTCCCAAGAATTCCATACCTCAGCGGCGAATCCAGTTTCTGGATCAACACCATACTTTTCCTCAGCTTCAGACATGATCTGAGAATAGTTGCCGATAGTATCAATCGTTTTTGCTTTTTGTCTAGTTTGATCAACCCAGTTATCGGAAGCAGGTGTTAAGACAATTGTTCCTTGCCAAAAACTAATTAGGAAAGGAGTTACACTTTCAGTTCTGGTTGCAAGAGTTTGTGATAACCATTCGACTTCAGAATAATCAAGACTGAGAATGTCGTTTTGCTTTCTAACATTAGTTCCATCTATAGCAGCAGTTCTCTTGTCTGCTGTAGGATCAACATCTACGACAGGACCTGTTTGTAAGGTAAATGAGTTCGTACTATGCTTTGGTCTAAGAATTTTATTAGATTGATCAATACTATTGTTTCTACCAAGTCTTATGTCTTGAGTAGAGAATGATGTAAAGTTATCTACAAAGAATCCAGACTTAAATCTATTAAGACCATTTGCATCAGGAATAAACTGATTTGCTGTATTTGTTTCTAATATAGAGAGAGTTGTATAATACTCTAAGTTTTTGATTCTATCTTCAAGTTTTTTGATATCCTTCATCTGATATCTCTTGTACTTCAAGAACTTCAGAGATGCTTGTTGTACGTTATGAAGATATGGGGGATACTCTATTTGAGCAAGTTCAATTGCATTAGCAGGAGACTCTGGTTGTGATCTTCTTGGATCATCTGAAGGAGTTCCAAACTTCATTTGGAGTTTTCCATCTTTATGCAAATAAAGTCTATCAATTCTTCCTTGATAGTATGCATAATCTAAGAAAATAGTCTCATTAGACGCAAGAATATTTGGAACAGAATTTCCTGTCGTATTAAAAGATCTTCCAAGGAATTCTAAAGGAGATCTAGAACCTTCAGCTACTGTATAGTTGCTAACTCTTGGTCTTAAATCGATAAGATCAGTATTCAGTACTCCATTGATTGCCTTAACTTCAGTAGAGTAGTCAAAGTCATTATACGATTCAACAGTGACGATATCGCCGTCATCGGTAGCATCAAATGATGCAGCTTTATAGTATATTTTAATTTTATTTTTTGGAGCATCAGAATCAGATTTTCTGGTTATAAAACCATGATTGTAGATGGTTCCTCTTTGTCCAGATCCAAAAGTATAGTTGGATGAAATGTTGAAAGAAGTTGTATCTAAACTACTTACCCCACCAGAAATGGAGGATTCCTGGAATTCTACTGTTTCTCCCTCTACAAATTTAAAGTTGTTCTTAGGAAGATATCTCAGAGTGGTTGCATCTTTTATTTCTGCAAATACTGCAACCGCACCACTTGTTTGACCAACAATCAATTCTCCAATAACCATATCACCAGTTGAGGCACTAGGTCCATTCAACTGGGTTAGAGTCATTTCTGGAGCACCAAAATTAGCATTCGTTAAAGCAACATCAGATGTCTCATATATTGCATGAATTTCAATAACATCTGGGACATTCAATGATATAATGCTATCTTGTACTCTAGTTCCAAACGGATAATTTCCGTAAGTTAATCCATCGTTTAAAGTGGTTGTGCCAATTCCAGAAGCTGGACTGATGGATTTATCAACAATTAATGACTTGACTCTATCTTTAACTTTTTTCTTTGCTTTTACGTTTTTCTTTTTAACTGTAGTAATAAGTTGAGCACCAGTATCATTTGTACCCAAACCTCTAATTTGCAACTCTCTAAGATCTGCAGAGAATACAAAATTATTTTGAGTTAATGGTTCAGTTGTACCATCTGATCTGATAAGAGAATATCTTTCATCGTCATATGACTGATAAGTCTCTCCCTCTGGAAGTTTGACCGTAAGTAAACTAGTAGAACTTAATTGATTATTTACGATATTTACTGTGAAGGGTTTTCTAATTATTAATTCAGCATCTGTAAGATCAACAGTAGCAATATGCTCATTTGGCAGTTCTGTATAGAAAGTTGTGTCAGAAGAAGCATCTAATGCTGTAGCAACAACTTTGAGATCAGAAACGGTGGAATCTGTTGTGGATACTTTTCCACTAGCCACACCAGCAACTGTTGTTACTCCAACGATAGTTACTTCAGATGTGCTAACACTTACAACTTTTGCTAAAATTGGATCCGTAGATGAGGAAAGATCAGAATACTCAAGTAAGTTATTTTCTTTTATGCTACCTGGGAATAATGGATTTGCACTAGTGACGGTGCTAACTCCTCCAGAGAAACCACTAATAGAAGCAGCTCCTATGGTTAATTGTGGAGATTGTACAACATTAGCACTAAATGTGTTAATACCTACAATATTAGCACCATTTGTTCCTGCAGCTACTCCTGTATTAGAGTAGACCGATTTTACATCAGAAATTCCAAAAGAAGTAATTGCAGTTGCAACTCTGTTTATTGTAGATACTTGTGTAGAAATTCCACTTCTAAAAATAAGAACTTCATTCTTGATAAATTTGCCTTTCTGGTCGTATACTACTATTCCAGTTCCAGAACTAACTGGACTTCTTAAGAATCCAGTTGCACCACTACTATTTCCTTCAACATAGGCAGGAATAGATAAATCAACAGCATTATTAACAGTAATCTCTGTGAAGGGTTGTATGTCATACATTGACATACCCCACTCATTTTCTTGTGGGAAGGATGTATTATACGAACCAGATTCAAGTCTAAAATCAAATACTCTAGCTAATCCAATTTCTTTTCCTGGTGCTGCTTCGGAATTTAATCCAACTCTCTGATCTCTCAGACTGAGAATGTAAGTATTGCCGACTCCAACAGTTGGTGATCTGTAAACACTGTTTAATTTAAGTGTTGGACCAGTGCTATATGGGAAGAACTGATTTTCAATAGTTCTTGTTGTTCTTGGTTTTGGTACATCAATAAAAGCAGGACTTATCGTTTCTACTTCATATCCTCTAACATATGCTTTACCTGGAGATACTCTACAGACAGCTAAATCTGCACTAGGAGTGGATCCAGCGGCAGTAAATTGACCCTCTTCATACAATCCTTGATTTCCACGATTGTTGTTAAGAGAATTCAGGATAGAAACATTAAATGGTTTGACAATATAATGACCACTTTCATCATATGTTCTTCTTGCTAAGATATCCTCCAGATCATCATAGAAAACTGCACCACTACCCTTAGCACTACCTCTCTTAGTAGGTGTTTGAAGAACACCATTAATTACAGTTGCTAGTAAAATAAAATTATCATCATTGAAGTCATCAAGTGATTTTTTAAACAGACTTGTAGAGATTTTAAGTCTGTCTGCACCTGGTGCTCCATAATTATTGAATCCCTGAGAATTATCATTCAAAGATTCGTCGGTATTTGAATTTACAATCTCTTCTGAAATAAAGAGACCAATTCTATAACTAGGAGTATTTGTATATTGATCTAAAACTAAAGACTCTCTGTTTACATTTACAAAATTGCCACGGATGAAGTAAACTCCATTTTCAATTTGAAATACTGATCCAGTAGCAGTTGAATTTGCTGCTATTGTATTCGCAAATGGAGTACCTACAGAAATAGTGGAATTTCCAAGTAAACCTGAAGACAGAACTTCACTGCAGGTTAAAGCCTCTCCATCAGTAAAAGTTTGAGTAGTGTTATCAGTTCTAGACGAACCCTGATATGCAATATAAAGAGTTAAGTTTCCTCTTTCAGAGTCTGCAGAAGGAAGAATACTATCAACAACAGCAGTGACACCAGAAGATTGTCCTGTAATAGTCGTTCCGACTAATTGATCAGCATATGCCTCAACAGGAACTCCCTGGAAAGTGTTTACCAGTTGAACGCAATAATATAACTGAGAATATCCAGTATTACCTGGAATTACTTTTGCACCCTCTTTAAAAAAGTGCTGACCAAACTTCTCTATCTGATTCTGAAGAATCGACTGTAAAGATGTTAATTCTCTTGCCTGAACTGGGTATCCAGGCTTAAAAAGCACCTTGTGGTAATCGTTCGTCGCATCAAAATCGTCAAAGTATGGTGCTACGTTTAGGTTCGTCTGCTGTGGCATAATTCTTTAGAACTGCAAGATAACTTTTATGTCTTCTTTTTGGTTTGACGATCTTGTAATCGAAGGTCTATTATCTACGTATATAATATTACCAGAATGCTGTCTTACCTCTGGGGACGCAACACCTGTAGTGAAATCCATTCCAAGATAATATGTACGATTATTTATCGTCGTTTTGTTATCGCTAAATGCACTGTCAATACTTAAAGGAAGTCCTGTTGTAGGAGTAATTGCTAGCGATCCAGTTCCAGTTGGACTTCCAGTAAAGTCTTGTAGTTCATAACCATAAGATGGATTAGTAACTCCAATTCCAGCAGTTGTGAACCCTGCTACAGTTCTATCTTGCCAAAGTTTTAAAACTCCAGTATTTTGATCATAAGTTACGACTCTACCAACTGCTGTAGCTCCTGTCCCAACTGTTTGAGTAACAAAAGAATCAGCAGTAAAAGTTGCTTCACTATATCCAACACCTGTCAGTTTTAACGCAGTAACTGCACTCACCTTATCTGCTGTTAATACCGATCCTCCAGCTGGTGATAGTGGATTTTCTACAATGCCAATTCTTGCAAATTGATTGCCGGTAATAAAATCGGGATTCTCATTATCACTCTCAATTCTTGAATACATTAATATACTGTATGCACCGAGTTCTCTATAGATGTCGGCACCATGACCACCTTGTGGAGTTATAATTACTTCAAATGTCGGTCTAGTTGTTCCTGCTGGAATTCCAGCAGATTCAAAATCAAGAGTTCCAAAAGTATATCCAGATCCTTGAGCAGATACAGAAACTTCATCAATTTTTGAATCACCATCAATAGTAACAGTGCATTGTGCTCCTGTACCATCACCACGAATAGGAACTGCCGTATAAGTCGTATTCGCTGTTCCTAATCCAACACCGCGATTGGTTATTGTTACAATTTTAACAGAACCATCTACAGCATTTTCTCTAACTAAAGATGTATCATTGCTAGTACTCCAGTCTGTAGGGACTGGCATAAAATCTGTAGAGTCAAATTTAGTGATGTCTGATGGTTTAATAGTATAAAGATACTTCCAAATGTATCCATCACCACTAGTTCCAGCTGCCCTTGGTTCTAAATCAGTAAAAGTTGGTTCGTCCAAAGATGGTCTACCAAGGGTATTCTCTGGATTTGTTCCGTTTTGTAAGCAAATATAAACTCTATAATCACTATTTAAAACATAGAAATTTGAATTATAAAGATTAGTGGATCCAGAAACAGGAGCAGTGTTTGATCTACTATAATCATGACGATACATGTCATAAGTAGTACCTGAAGACCAACTTCTCCTAGGGACAACCTGCCTTACATCGGTAGAATTGATCCTCTTCATAGCAATCATTGTGTTCCAATAATCGTTCTCCTCATCAAAATTATCTTTTGGTGCGGGAGGATTATCATTCCATGTAGAGGAATAGTCTGTCGGATTTGGAAGTCCGACAAAAGAATAATAGGAATTGCTTGCATTAGCAATTCCTGCGACAAAATTTTTCGCGTTTAATATTCTTACCTGATCAGTTATAATGGCAGCCATTTTTGACGGACTTTTTTACTTATTTATTACGAAAAATCATGCGAATTTTTTGAACCTAATATATCTGGTTCTATAAACTTTCGATGAAGTAGATATACCAGTAAATTCATTTGTTCCTATTCCAGACAAAGTGTGTGCTGGATATGAAAGTTCTTTGGTTCTAGCATTTACGATAACTTTGCCCCAAGAGTACTCTCCAAGGAATGATCCTGTTGAGAATCCAGAAACTCCATTTGGATTTATATTGGTATTCACAGTAACTTTAGCAACACTGGTTGTAACTCCAGCGATTACTTGAGTTGTTATTCCAACAGAATTTACAACATACGCATTATCAAGGTATTCAGATCCAATTCCAACAATTGTGGTATTATTAGTTCCAAGAGCAGTAATGCTAGTTGATGCTGTTCCCAAGTTAGAATTTCTTACTATAAAATGATCTCCAATAGACAATCCGCTTATGGTTACAGCGGTTCCAACCAAATCAGTATCTCTCATTACAGAGTCTAGAGGAATGTGAAGATGGAACATTAACCCTGTTGAACCAACACCAATAGAAGTGGTTCCTAGTCCAACGATTATTCCAGAATCTCCAGAATAAGAAGAAACATCACAAGGTTCTGTTTGTTGTGCAGGAGGTCCGATAAGAACTAATGGTGGATTAGTATGAGTATACCCAGCACCAGGATTAGTAATAGTAATTCCAGTGACAACTCCGTTAGAAATTGTTGCTGTTGCAGTCGCTGTTGTAGATCCTATACCAACACTTACGTCAGGTGTTGTTGAATATCCAACACCACCATTATTAATCGTAATTGAAGTAATAGTTCCAGCGGAAGAAACTACAGCAGTTGCTGCTGCTCCAGTAACAACTATTGGATTTACTAATTTTATTCCTTTTTGAATGGTGTTTCTGAACGTAGGATCTATGTTTTCGTTATTAAGATCAAATAATGGTCTCAATCTATCAACATAGACTATAGTGGAACCAATACCAACAGAACTAATAATATTCGCAGTTGGATTAATAACAGGTTCATAAATCTCTCTGTCTTTGCCAACTTCCTGACCATTAATAATCTTATCTTGAGTTTGTCTGCACCATGTTATTGGTCTCTCAAAAGTAGTGTCAGTAACATTGCCAGGTCCAAAATATGGAAGAGTATTACACTTATCAACGTTTGTAATAGAACTAATTGTTCTAGTATCTTCTTGCTGATATGGTTTTTGTCCCAAATCTGGATTGTAATTTAAAGTGACCTCATCTCCATACTTGATAGTTTCAATAACTTCTCTATCAATAACATCGAGATCATCTCCACTTCCTTTATAGAAAACGATATTGAGAGTGTCATCAACCTTTAATGGTTCTGAGAAAGTTATTTGAGAACCACCATTAAACTCATAAGATTCTCCTGGACGCTGAAGTATTTCATTTACAAATACTAAAAGTAATTGATCAAGTTCAATCTTTGATCCTTTTGACTTGTTAATAGATATTGGAACACCACCTTTAAGTAATGGGAAATCAATTCTAGTACCATCAATAAATTCAGAAACATTATCAAATGTATCGAGAACACCTACAGACCATCCAGTAAATTCGTCATTAGCAACTTTTTCTATTTCAATTTCAAATATGTTTGAAGATGAGAACGATGAAGTAGTTGGAATTCCAGTTGTTCCTCCAATAGCAACCGTTAATCTCTGACCATTACCGTAACCATATCCAGTATTATTAATTTCAAAATCAATTACACTAGATCCTTGTCCAACAACAACATCGATTGTGGCTTCTGTTCCAAATCCAGTTGTTCCGGAAACATACTCTAAAGGTAAATTAGAGTATGAGACTGGATTGTCAAATACAATATCAATTGGTTTTGTAACAGTTCCGCATCTTGCATAGAAGTGTGCGCGAGTAGAAATACCAGTGTTTATTGTAAAGTTAGTGCTATCAATAATACTAAGAACACTTGACCCTTGTGATGCAGGATCAAATCCACTAGAAGAGTTATTATTTACTCTAGGTGCAATAATAGAGGGTTGTGCAGTTCCACCACTTTGATAGAATGTTGGGACTGTGGAAATACCAGCATCTACTGTAAATGACGTAGTTGTTGGTGTGGATAGAACTGGAGTACCGCAGTAAATAGGATCAGTTGTTCTTGGATAAACATGAGTAGAAGCACCGCCATCTAATCCACAAGTAAATCCTAATCCGGTGAGAAGAACATCACTTCTCTGACCTGATGTGTTGAGATTGTGTGCTGTGGCAGTTGTGACAGTCAAAATACCAGTTACATTATCATAGATAGCATTCGTCACATTAACTGGACCAGATCCACTGTAACTACATGTAAATGCAATTCCAGAAACATTAATTGTCTCATTTACAGACAATCCATGTGCAGTTGATGTTGTGACGGTGGTAAGACCCGTTACATGTGAATAAAGAACATTTGATATATCTCTTGGAGCATAGAATACTCTATCAGTTGTGATAGCAACCGAGGTTACACTACCTCCAGAAACAGAAGCAGTTCCAATGGGAACTATGGTAACTCCAGTAGTATCTGGAAGTTGTACTCCCACGGAAATATTTGTTTGTATTCCAGATCTATAACCAGATCCACTATTACCAATTGATATTGAAGTAATAGTACCTGCAGAAGATACAACTGCTGTTCCACCCGCAGCAACGAGTGGTTGATACCCAAGACCCTCCTGAGATCCAACGGAAACAATTATTCCTCCTTTCGGGAAAGTAGAAACACCAACATCATTTGTTATTGTTCTAGATGAACCCGTAAAAGTAATAGAGGTGATTCCAGTCTGTTCGGACAGAGTAAAGTTATTTGCTCCTCCAGTAACTTGATATATGTCATTAATCAATACAATTGCACCTTCATTATCAATTCCAGTGACATTGTTACCATCAGACTTTAAAGTGAACTGACTTTCAGTGCCATTAAATTGATTTGAAATGTCATCAAAAATATAGTTTTTATAATATGTTTCATTGGTGGTATCTGGCTGAGCCGTCCTCATGAAACTTCTTCCTTGGAAGGTAGAACTTGTTGTTATACCAGTAAAGTCTCTCTGATCAGGTGGATTTGTAATAGTTCCAATTGGAGTATTTCCAAATGGTGCTTCAACAAAATTCAAAGTATTAGCAACAATGTTATAATTGCCAACAACTTTTGTTACTAAATCGCCAGTTGAAAGTCCAGTCTGAATGGTTGTTCCCATCCATGCTCTACGAACTGAAACTCTGTTTGTAGATCCAATACCAACACCGTCAATTTTCATTATTTCGTCACCAACCTTAAACAGGTCTCCGCCAAAGAATGAAGTTATTCCCGTAAAATCAATGAGATTGTCTGTGCTTACTACATTATCTCCTAAAGTTGTTGTAATTGCGGTAGAGACAACTGGAGATTGAATGAGATTGTCAATGGCAACTAATACTTTTGGATTTTGATTTGTTGCAGTGAATGTATGAGTCTGATCAACACCAAGGGAACCAAATGAAGTTAAATCAACAATCTGTGGAACAGATTTCAAAGCATCTTCTGCACTTCTGGCAAGTTTAATAGTGTTATCATTAACTTTAACTACAAATACTCCGGTTGCTGGAAGTAATGTTGTAGTTACTCCGGCAACTGGGAATGTAGTTTCTCCAATACCAAGTGATCCCGTATTTCCAACACCTGGACCAGTGTATGCAATCTGTTCTCCAGTTACATAGAAGTGATTTGGAATTGTAATGGTGTCTGTAACCGTATTAATACCAGTTCCAACAAATGATCTTTCAAAAATATTATCATTCTTATGAGTCAAATTAAATGCTCTCTTAATGTCCCTCTCAGTTCCAGTGTATTCACCATATCCAGTTTCTATAGTTGCATTATTAAAACTAATTGTATCTTTCGTATCATCTTCAATTCTAAGAGCATTAGTATATACATGAACAGTTGCATCAATTCCTGATACGGGAGTAAAGAGAACTTGAGTGGTCGCAGCAAGACCAACAGAGTTGGCAATTACTCTAGATCCAAAAGTTCCAAGACCAGAATGAGTTTGGATATTTGCAAACTCGGTATCAAAGGTTTCTCCAGTTGATTCTCCTTCAATATGATCATCTACGACAAAATATTCTAAGAATTCATAACGATCATTTGTAGTATCATGAACTTGAATCATGAAGTATCCAGCATCATATCTATCTTCTTCAGTAGAAATATGACTTGGATATTCTGCAACAACATTTTCAGTTGGTGATCCAGATGATGCAATATCAGTCATTGTAGATTGCAGTCTGGCATGTTTTAGATCAACTGTAGAAATACCAGAGGTTATGGATGATAATCCAACAACAATAGTGTTAACTACTGCATTTGTCCCTATTCCAGAGGGAGTGAAATCAAGTTTGATATTTGAACCATCCAGACGTGCAGTATATGTTCCAAATCCAGTTGCACTCATTGCTCCAGGAGAAGTGGTCAATTTACCATACTCTAGAATAGATACATCTGTTCCATCATGAAGGATGTTTAATTCCTGTGCCTCAAATTCATTTCCGTTAAATGTTGCGGTAGATCCAAAAGAAGGATTGGTAACATCAGGTGAAATTTCAACAAGAACCTTTAAGGAGTGATATGTGTTGCCGATACTGACAATGTTAGCAGTGGTTCCAGAACTTACAATCACACTTTCTGAATCAATTAAGACTCCTCCAATTGAAGTGGATCCTGTGCTAAGATAATTGTCGTTTAAATTATAAGAAATTGTTGTAACATCATAATCATTTACTGACGATCTATTTGGGAAGAATAGTAACTGACCATCTGATCCAGATATTGAGAAATCAAAAGATCCTTGATCATACACAGTTTCAACTCTTGCATATTGATTAATATATCCAAAAGATCCATCATGAATAAGATCGACAATCATTCCCTGTCTTTCTTGAGTAAATCTCTTATCTCTCAGATAAGTAAAATACTTTCTAAATCTAAAATCGTTTAGATTAAAACTATTAAGTACAGTAAAAGCGGTTGCTCTTGGGTTGCTATTAAATTCTGAACTTATATCATCAATGGAAAGAACTCTATTTCCGAATGACTCCGTAAAATCAGTTAGGATTTTATTATTGAGAGAAATCTCATCGGAAAGAATTGTACCATCTGAAAGAGTTAAATTGTTCTCTGTAGCAATATCAAAATCAAACACACAATTTGTATCAATAAATCCATCCAAACTACTTACAATAGTTACATCAGTCAATTCTGTGGAGATTCCAACTTGCATTGGTTGATCTAAATTTGTTGATTCAATTTGAAGATCACTAAACTTTTTATATCCAAGAGTATGATTTACAGAAGATACTACATCATTCCAATTATCAAATGGAATAGTGCTCTTTAAAGAATACGAGAAATTTTGATAATAGAAACTATCTTGCAATCTTTGTATATTATCATTTAAGAATCCTGAATCAATTTGATTACCACTGAATATTTGAGAAGAAACATCAGTTTCAAAATAAGACTCATATGAGGTTACTTTTGAAGCAACTCCAGAAAGTTCCGAAGTAAGTCCTTTTACAATATCTCCTGATGTAAAATCATCAGATGAAAGAACTCTAAGAATCTTTGTTGTTCTATCCCAACTTTGAACAACGCCTTCTTTTCCATTTGTAGTAACTTTCTCCCCACTAAGATAATCTGCTGTAGATAGTTGTACTTCAAAAGTTGGGAAGTTCTTTTCTGCTGATACTACTCCAGAAGAGTTAATGGAATCAAATGTACCAGGATTTTCTCCATCATTCAGTTCATCACCCAAATTATAAGTGATTGATCCAAGTCCTCCGAGATTTGTGGTAATTCCGGTGAGAGTGAACAGTTTATAATCATAATTTTTGGAATTATATCCACGAGATGTTGAACCAATTCCAATACTTGTATTTTCAACTATTACTCTATCACCAACTTCAAATGGGAATGATGTACTAAATCCAACTGATAGATTTAAAGTTACCTCTTTAGTGACAGTATTAAATCCAACAGTACTAATTCCAACTCCATTGGTATTCTTTATTGGCAATACTGTTGGAGTAGCGTTATTAATTCCTCTAGTATTACTTAAAATAGTTACTGTCGAATCTCCTAGAGAATACTTAGTTGAGAGATCAGTAATTTGATCTCCAGTCTTACCATCAAAGAAGATTAATTCTGGTGCTGAAGAATATCCTCTTCCTCCAGAAATTATATCAATTCTTTCAACTTTAGCGAAGGCATCTATATTAAGAATTTGTGGGAGAGATGTACTTGGTTTTAGTGTTTTATCCGTTGGAAAATCATAACCAATATCTTCGATTTTTATTTTTTCAATAGTTCCAATATCTTCAGTGGTAGATACTAAATCTCCTTGTACTCCATCAAGAGTATTAATAGACACAATGGAAGGTAATGTAGTATAATTTCTTCCAGGATTGGTAACTTCTACAGCAAATATTGGACCATTTGTATGAGTACAATCAGTTGTATAAGTTATATCAGATAAAGTAGATGTGTATGAATCTGCTTCAGGAGTTTCTGGTAAATCAAATGTAAAGAAGTTAGTTCCTGCGATAGAAATTCTTCTGTTTCCATTATAGACACTATTTTGAGTTATTATAGAATTATTATTTAAAATTTCAGAATCTCTTATTATTTCTGATTTTTCTATAGGGAGATTTGTATCAGAAACTGGATCGAATGAATAGTAAAGTCTTTCTGGCGTAGTTTGTCCGATAGAAACCCTTACACTAGCAGTACCGATTCCAGAGAACCCTGTTCTAGAAACACTAAACGTTGATGATGATTGATCGGTTTCCCAACGATTTGTATATTTGTCATCAAGATAGAAATTAAGTCTAAATGCAGAATATTGAGTAGATTGTTGAGTAAATCCTAAAGAAGAGTCTGAAATATCAAAATCTAATATTGAACTTCTGTAAGATTTAATAGAAGGATTAATTAATCCAAACTCGCCAAATGATGCACTCGCAATTCCAACAACACTTGGTATCAAACTAGTTGAATCATAATAAGTATTAGACAATTTAATATTATCATCATCAACTTTTACGACATAGTAAATCCCATCATTTTGAAGTCCTTGACATGGTGCGGTTGATGAGTGAATTACTTTATCTCCACTTTCATAACCATGATTGGATACACTAATAGTATTAGAGGTACTATTAACACCTACAGCACTAAAAGTTTTTATACCAACTAATACTCGTCTATGGGTATCATTGTATTTTACAACATATGTTGTTGCAAATGATGGATTAACATCGATATCCACACGGTGTTCTCCACGAATACCATGATTTACATCTGTTGTTACAGTTACAACTCTCTTTACAATATCACCAGTTATATTACTATAGTTTGTTGCAAAACTATGATTTGTTCCACTACCAATTCCCGTAAAGAATAAAGTTGTAGTTGTATTTCCTACTCCAACAAATCCACCAGTAGAACCAAGTCCAACTCTTTGAGTTGCAATACCAATCAAATCATTTGAAATTTTAGCAACAAAAAGATCCTGTCCATCAGATAGAGTTTTAGCTATACCAACACTGCCAACCTCATTATAGACAATACCTTGTCCTCCATTTAGAGAATATGTTAGTACATCGCCTGTTTCCAGTCTATGATTTTTTATATAAAGCGATTTAATGGGAACTCCAAGAGTGCTAGATCCAGAAGTTGTTCCAAGACCAACGGTATTTAATCCAAAAGAACCAAATTGTAAAACAGATCCAATTCCAACAGCGGTAGTACCAAGACCTACTGTTTCTGTTGGGTTAAAATATATTTCTCTATTTCTCTTAAAATCATATTTTGTTTTAAATCCAGATTTTATCGTAAATCTTCTTGGGTCTTCAGATAAAATAGATCCAACAGTATGAGATACTCCAACAGTACCATCTACTTCTCGAAGAACTTTAAATCTAGAATTAGTTCTATCTACATTTAAAACTTTCACTCTCTCAGTACCAATACCTAAAATATCATTTGGTACAATATTTGATGCAATTAAACTCGATGATACATTGAAGAAAGTTACTACTCCAGTGATGCTTGTGTTTCCAACAGCAACTCCAGTAGTGCCCAATCCAACAATTGAGAATCTTTCACTTGAAACTCCTATTGAATATGATCCCTCAATTTTTGATGATGTCGTAGAAACACCGGTAACATTAACAATATCCAATGATTGGTAATTGTGTGGTGACGCTGATTCTATAATGTACGTTCCTTTTTTATTTGAAGGAATTAATTCAACATTAGATAATTTATTTGTAACAGCACTAATACTATTAACAGTTCTTCCTTTTAATCTAGAGATTCTTCCAGCTGCTCCAAATCCAGTTGCATCTTCATCAGAAAAGTTTAAAGTATCTCCAACTTTATAATTATCACCAGAACTTTTTATTTCTACTTTAGAAATTTTTCCTCTATTTGTAGATAGAATTTTTCCTGTTTGAGATAAATTGTTTGGAGAATATATGTAAGGATAATCAACATTTTCCTCTCTCAAATTATATGAGATTGTATTTCTACACCAATTATTTGATTCAATATCATAATCATCTTGATTAGAAGATGTTTTAAAGTTAAACTCATTTGGAGTAGAATAATATGCATTTCCTAAAACATATGGAAATTGTGGAAGTTTATAATTTTCAAATAATCCAGAAGATTCTACACTATCGGGATTAACCGTAGTAAAATAAGCATATGTTCCATTTGGATATTCTGGTGTTATACAAAATCTTCCATTATTCCTATCAAGATAAGTATCATCATTATTTTCCTGATAAGTAAAATCTTCTACAAAAAATCCTAATGGGAAAGTTGATACTGGCGGACCATCTGTACGAGATGAATTAAGTTTGTAACTGGACTTCATCAATGTAACTAATCCACCATTAGCATTAGAATAACCGTATGGTCCATAAATTGGGTTTCCATCGTAAGCCCAACCAATAATTGGAGAGTGATCAGTAAATTCTGTTTCTAAAGAGTTAACTAATTTTAAATCTGGTTTTCCATATAAAGTGTCTCCGCCCTCAGAAACAGAATAAATCATTTGTCTTAATGATCTCGGTGCATATAATGAGTAGCACTGCAAACCATACTTATCACTCAGAGATCTTTGTAAAACCGTATCGTCATTTTGAATAACATCATTAATATATAATTTTTCAAATAAATTTACTCTCCATTTTTGAATCTGAGGAATGAAAGAAAACTCTTTTTCTACAGGAGACACTTCAATAGTTACATCTCCAGAAACGTACCCTTGCCCCGATTCTATAACCCTTACTTCCCGAAGAGATCCATTTATTAAAATTGGAGTTAAGATACATCCAATTCCAGAACTAGATATTATTTCTAAATCTGGAATAGATGTGTAATTAGATCCAATATTTTCTATGATAACTTCTATGATTCTTCCATCTGAAGAGACAATTGGTTTAACTTGAGCATTTCTGCCAGATACTACAGATACTTCAGGTAATTTATTGAAATTAATAATTTCATTAGTTCCATATCCAGATCCGTGATCGGATAAATGTACCGATGTTAGTTCTCCTCTAAAAATAGGCTGAACTTCAGCTTTGTATGCGCTTGATTCAATTCCTGTAACTGTTGCTATTCCAACAGGACCTTCTACAGTAACAGTTATTGGAGGATAATTAAAAATTTGAGTTCCTGTACCAACACTTGTTAAATCAACATACTGATTTGTTCTATAGAAGAAAGTTTTGTCGGTAGATCTAATTTCAGATAATTTAAATTGATTAGCATCGACTACTGTGACATAATAGTCAGTATTGTCGCTTAGTCCACCAATCGCACTTGTTCCAGCAGAATATCTTAATGTCTCTCCAGATTTATAATCGTGATTTTCTATAGTAATGATATCTGATGAAGTATTAATTCCAGTAGAAACAACACTTCTCTTTTTATTTTCATAACCAGTTCCATTATCAACAATGTTTATTGAATCAATGACAGATTTTTGTGATGCACACTCTAAGGTATGTCTTCCAATACCATGGGAAGATAAAACAACTGTATTAATACCAGCAATAGCTTGACTTAAAGTATCGTGCAACTTAATCGTAGTTGCATCAATAACTTGTGCAAAATATGTAGAATTTGTAGATAATCCACCAACTACTTTTTGACCATTTGGTTTATATACTAACTGCTCACCATTTCTAAGTTTGTGGTAGGTTGAAAATCCAATAGTGGAAATAGTAGCACCTGTAGAAACATTAGCAGAATTTGAATCTGAGAAAAATTCTACAGAATGAGAAATTAATTTTGTATTTACTAATGCTCTAGCATCTTTTCCATTTCCACCTGTTATTGAAACAATAGGAGTATCTGTAAAATCAAATCCTCTATTGAGAATCTGTATTTCTCTTAAACTTCCACTAACAGCAAGAAATCCTGTTGCACCAGAACCAACAGTATCTTCTACTTTTAATATGGGAGGATTAATTATATCAAAACCATTTCCAGGAGAAGTTACCTCAATTTTTTCTAATTTTCCAGTATGAATTAAATCTTTTGATTTATAGTTTAAAATTTCAACACCGTTAATTAAAATTCCAGTGGCTCCTGGTGAAGTTTCAACTCTAGTGCCACTATCAATTGGTGTGTTGATTTCTCTATAAAGTCTTTGCGAATCTATAACTCTACCTTTTGTATCTACAAGTTCTATAGTGTTATCTGTAACTGTAGTTGATGTTGGTACAGATGCAAAATTTGATGTATATAAATTGGCTGGAGATTTGGCTAATTTTATGTTATTATTATCTACTCTAAAAATATAATATACTCCTTCGCCACCAGTATCTCCACCAAACAACGAAGATGAAATAGAACTTTCAACTATATCTTGTCCATCAAGGGTAACGGTTGTTTCAATTTTTTGTGGAGTGTAATATACAGATTCTCCTCCATAAAATCCGTGCTCATTTATGGTTATAGTTTCTCCAAGAAATGTACCGCTAAACGTTCTTGCAGTTTTTGATGCGGTAAATGGTACATCTTTATATGAAGGTAATGAGTTTGATGCAACTAAAATTGAATCTCCATATTGTTTTTTATAAACATTTTGAACATTCGCATGAAATTTGGTAAGATGGGGAAAAGTTGAAGAAGTTACTTTTCTCAGTTTTCTTGACAAAGAATAACTTGATGCAGTATTAATAGTTCCAGTAGTTTTAATTGTTACAACTTTATCAGTAACAATATCAAGAACTTCTGCATCTAAAGATTCATTTCCAGATATACCATCAATAGTTACAGAATCTCCAAGAAATAAGTAATTTTCTTTGTTTAAAGTTAATTTATAAGTTTTTGGTGAAACATTACTAATCAACTCAATTTTATTAATTAAATATTTGACTGGATTATTATACAGCCAGTTTTTAAACTTAAATGTACTATCTTCAATACCAAGAGTTTTTATATTAAATTGATCTCCTGGTTTATAATCAAATATACCATCTTGTTTTGAAAATCCAGATAAAACAGATGTAAGACGAACTTTAATAGGACTATTATTGAGATCATCTGGTTTAACCGAAACAAAATCTTCTGTACTTAAGGTGTTGCCATCAATCAAACTATCTGTAATATTACTACAACCTAAAAATTGAGTTATTGTTTTAGATGTATAAGAAACAATACCTGTTGCGTTTGTAACGGAGTTTGGATATGTTACATAGATTTCACCAGAATTGGGAAATCCTATTGTCGAATCTACATCAATAAAAGTAGATCCAGCAGAAACAGTTCCGATTATATGAGTTTTTGGTGCAACTTTAAAAGCACCAACAGTTGATCCTAAAGATCTAGAATCTCTATTGTATCCATCATCAAAAGAGAGTTTATAAAAAGTTTTTGCAGTTCCCGCATTTACTCTTTCAATGCCGTATATTGAAGTGTATGTTTCATCATTATCACCTTGAAATATAGTTCTACTATCTAATTCGGAAGGATTGCCGACAATGGACTCTACTAAAAAATTAGAAGTTACTAAATTTTTAGCATTTGAAGGTGTGAACAGATAATCTCTTGGTTTTGTTATTTCAACATTTACACCATAGAGAGATTTAAATAAAATCTTATAAGATTCATCTGTTCCTTTACTTGTATAAAAGTCTTTTGACTGCTTTATAAAAACATTTTGATTTAAATTTGAATCAAGAGGTCTATCAGATAATCCTGGTAAAATTTGAAGTTTAGTTTTATTTAAAAATTCTTTTAAGAAAAGGCAACTTAAATTTTCAATAGTCGCACCATCTTTATGTTCAGCAGCAGAGGTTGAATTAAAGACAAGATCCCCTGGATTAGCGTCTGCCTTATATGAAGTTACTCCGACAAATCCTCTAACACATCCAGTAAAAGAGGATGATGTTTTTCCAGTGTAAGTTATTACTTCATCACCTATTCTCAGAAGACCATATGAATCTGGAAAATGATTCGTTCCATCTGGAGACTGTGAAAGATTTACATTTATTGTTGTTTCAAATTCATCAATATCACCACTCAAAACTATTTCATGATTTAAAGTAGTTTGCTCATCAACCTTTACATATTGGTCGATGTTTTGAATTAAATCAATAGGACCACTTTTATATTCTTGACCAATGTAATATTGCTTTAAAAATTCAGAGATAAGAGGGAACTCATTCTCAACATAAGTTGGGAGCTGGTTCTTAACGATGCTGCTAAACTTGATTCTTGTTTCTGCCATTTTTTTCTATATCTCTAAATTAGTAACCGCTTCCTGAACCCGAAGGCGTTGATGAACCACCGCCGCCAGTGGTGCCAGTGGTAGTGGTGGTAGTTGCACCAGCAAAAGAACTATTAGTGGAAGTAGTTGCATTCACTGCGTCAGTTGCCGCAGTAATTGCAATATTTTCAGGACCACCAGCACGAACTAAATTGCCTTCTGCATAAGAAGAAGAAACAATATAGTTTGATGCTGATGGATCGAGTCCCGATGCAATTTCGTCTGATACCATTTCAAACGTACTGTTACTAGTATCTAGTTGCAAATAAAGGTCCTGTAATCCAACAACATCATTTGATAGAGGTGTTGCTTGAATTTCTACGATTTGTTGACCATCTTTTTGCATACCTGCAAGAATATTAATTGCATTAATGGTTATAATACCATTCACATAATCAATGGTCCCTACATTAGATCGTATAATAGTTGGACTTTGAGATCCTATGTTGGGAACAGAGAAGAAAAATAAAGTTCCTGTTTGCCTGTTTGAATTGGGTATATCGCTGATATAAACATTCTCAGCAATTCCAGTAACTCTAAATGCACTAGATTTTATATTGTAACCATCCATGCTCGAAATATAAAATTGATTACCAAATCCAATTTGATATTCCGCAAGAGTATTTGGTACTATTCTCAGATCTCTTCTCATCTTTACGACAGTAATATTTGAAGTTACTGATTCATGACTGTCATCAACTACTTTCAAAAACTTACTGTATTTAAATCGAGCACCATACTTATTTAATTCAGTAGAATCAGCATACTTAGCGGCATTATTAGAAACCACTGTTGAAACTTCGGCAGATGATGGTGCTAGATTTGTATTATAATAAACTCTTGAACTTACCTCAAGGAAAAGATATTTAAGATCTAAAATTTCTGGAACAACACCAGCTACTGCATATTTCTTTAGTTTTAATTTAATATTATCTTTAATTAAATTTGGAAGAAAATCGCCAAACCTAGGTTTAATACTGATAAAAACTTTTCCATATTGTGGAGGGATTAATTCTTCTCCACCAAATACAGAAATAGATTCCGTATCTGGATATATTTTTGAAGGAATTAATGTTTCATAATCGTCTGCAGTTACTGCACGGTTTTGAGTTGAATAAACCTTTGGTGCATATTTTCTAACAGATTCAACTTCTTCAATTGCAGAACCACCTCTAGAGGTGTATTCGGGAGTTAACAGTGATATACCTTCTGTAACTGTGTATTCATTTCCATCTCTTACATATGTCAATCTGCCATTAAAAGCAAATTGAGAGAATCCATTTCCAGAATCTCCGTTAGTTACCAAATAAGTGACTGTAACATAATTTTGATCATCGAGTTTTTTGCCAAAAACTCCATCTCCAAAGAATATTTCATATCTTTCATCTGCTACTTCTTGTAAGTAAAAGATTTTTGAATCAGAACCAACATAGAACAAATTATCCTGTAAAGAATATTTTACCGTTGCTGTAGAGGATGCATTATTCTTAACACCAACTCTAATTAAATCCGTATCAATACCAGAATTTGGCAAAATAAATTTCTGTTGAGGATTTCTAGCACTGTAAGTAAAGTTTTTCTCTACAACTGTTCCTTCATAAATGGGAATTTCGTTAAAAGCAGCAATTCCATTGACCACAGAAACCGTTATATCATCTAAAATACAGAACGAACCACTAGAACCACCAAAGACTCCTCTAGACGCTGCTACAGTCCCTTTACGGAGGGTTATAGAGGCAGGTTTGGGTGTTATGTTAGTTGCATCGACAATAAAAGATATTGCGGATGTTGCTGCTTTTCTTGATCTAGGAGTATATCCAACATTTCTTGCTAATGCAACTACATTTTCTCTTAAAGTTGCAGTATCAATAAAAACTTCGTTTGCTACCATATTAGCATTATACGAAGTAATATACGTATTGTATGCTAATACATCTAAAATAGTTGATAGGTTAGAACCTTCAAAGTCATAGTCCGTAAAATTGGAATTTGACTTTAAATATTCTTTGAGAGTAGTTTTAACGTCCTCAAAGTCTAAATTTGTAAAATTTACTAGTGACATTTTACCTGGTTGGTTGCAATACGAATTCTAATTGTTGTGGTGGAAGGTCAGCTCCTATAATGTCATATCTAATAACAACTTCAAATGCATTGCCATCAATGTCAGCAAATGCTTCTACAGACTTTAAATTAACTCTAGGTTCATAGATTCTAATTGATTCTTCAATTTGCTTTTGAATTTCAATAGCAGTTAAATCATCAGCATTTTCAAAAAGAGATTCAGTAATGCGAGATCCAAATCTTGGATTGAAAAATTTCTCTCCAGGATTTGTAAAAACAATATTTTTCACTGATCTTGCGATTGCATTCTCATTTTTCATTGCAATCAGGTCTTTAGTCAGAGGATTAGTCTGAAAAGACATACTAATATCTTTAAATCCTTGACTTATCCTTTCTAAAGGCACAACAATACGGCAATTATGTATTATTTATCAAGGATTCTCAGCATTTTTATTCGTACAATGGTTCAGGATCACTCTCATTAGAAAAAATCTCACTTTCTTGATGAAGTTTTTTCTTTTTTGGTGTTAAATCATCATTTGAGATCTCACGCAGCATCTTTTGATGCTGCTGATTTGCCAAATTATCTAAAAAATCGTGTTCGGTGCTCATATTTTTCCTTTTTTGGTATTTATTGAGGGTCTAAAGGTCGTCCATCTTGGGATTTGTACATATCTTCAGGTTTTTCTTCTTCATTTTTGCGTTCTTTTGCAGTTTTCCAGAAATATTCGTCTTCACGACCCATGCCAAGACGTTCAAAACCATTTTCAACACTGTAATATTGTGTCGATACCTTAAAATCAGGCATCTTAGGGTCAACAGGTGTCAAACTATTGTCAAAAATACGCATTCTGTTGTTAGGATACAGTGCATATTGACCATTTTCAAGTTCAATCAGGTTGTGAGACTTGTGTTCAGCTGGATTTTCACTTGTTGCATAGTCAATTACATCACAATCCTGATGATAGTTATCTATCGTACAAATATACTCACCTTTGACGATACCATGATCCCTTGTATAGCACTCAAAATCCATTGATCCAATGAATTGCTTATGAATCGACATGACCCCGTAGTCCATACAATTCCAGAATTGTAGGTTAGGTAGGTTCATATCAGGTGAAGGAGTCTCAGGGGCGCTTACAAACGCGCTGATAGGCAATTTATCATACATTGCAGCATACTCTGGTAAGTACGTCTCAAAATAGAAAGCACGTCCAGGAATCGATTTACATGATACCCAAACGCCCTTTACAAATTCGCCATGTCCTGATTGGTGATCTGTGAGATACTCTTTACGTACCCATACCTCAACCGAGGGGAGGTTACAAATTAATGCGCTCATGTCCAAGTTTTCTCTATCTCAGAGTATCTATACAACAATTCTTCATCTTTTTTAATATCCTTAATTGCAATATAAAATTCATCTTCATCAATACCTACATTAGGATTATCAGAATGATTAACGTAATATGCCTGATAGATCCTATCAAGGTCACAATCAATCCAGAATCCATCTTTATCACACCATGTCATTGATGCAATGTGTTGTTGCATGTATTTTGGGATTTGATTCCAGGTAATCTTTTGTGATTCTTGTCTACCTTTCCATATCATAGTACCCTTTGGAATATCACATAAAGAAAAAACACCCACTCCACCACAGACTTTACTGGGTGCGAGATAGGTGTAGAGGGTCAAGTCATACATTTAACGTCCTTGTCCGCGATACTTCTTTTTTGCTTTATTACGAGAAGTCGCGGATCTTAGTGTATACTGCGAGTTTCCTTGGCGAGTTTTTTTGGGTTTGCCCTTAACATAAGTGCCACCTTTCATCATCATAGTTCAGTACCTCAAATAACGCGAGTTTTTTCGTGACCAACTCTGATACGAGGGTCACACCAAATGTCAAATCCTTCTTCCTTTGCATCGAGACAGAACGACACATCTTCGCCACACATGTCCTGTACATTACCACTCTCAAAGACTTGCATCTTAGGAGCAAACCAAGGATACTCAAGATTCTCAAAGACACCCTTTTTAATGAGCACCCATCCAAAACCTGTGTAATCTACAGTGAAAGGCTTACGCCGCTTACTGATCGATTCCACTGTTTCATGGTTCATTACTCCACCATTGTTACGGAACTCATCTTCTTCCAACCAGTGTGCAACAGAAGTAGTTTGTCCATCCTCTGTAGCATACCATCCTGCAACGATTTCTTTCTCTTCACCTTCTGCAGAGATTGCCATGTCACACAACTGCCAGAACTTCTCTGTGTTGAATACAATGTCACTATCAATCCACAACTGATAGTCATACTCCAACTTACCATCCCAAGGAATTTGCTTAGGACCACGAAGTACATTTGCACCCAGACACTTACAACGTGCAAAATTAACCATAGAGGAGTAATCTTGACTGATCTGAATACTCATTCCATTCTGTACCATATCAAAGCACAGTTGTACAAAGTTCTTCAGAAATGTAAAAGAACATCCACGACCAGGAAGACAGAATACAATTGTCTTACCTTTCATTCGTTCTTTAATGGATGCAATATCCCAATCCTCTGTTTTTTTCTTTACAGGTGTTTTTGCCTTAACAGTAAATCCTTTTGCCATGTTTTTGAAATTACTTCAGTTCAATTATAGTATGTGTTATGTAGTCTGTCAATATGAATCTTCACCCATAGGTTCTGCAGTATTATCCGTACCACCATATCCAAGGGGGCGGCTGCACTCCTCATATGATAAATCCTCAAGTTCATAATCAGTCTTCATTAGACCAACCATTCCCTTGAGGGTTTCCCATGTATGATTAAATTCGTCCGTACTAAGATTGTT